ATGTCCTGACGCAGCCAGCCGATATACATGCCGGCGTTCTCGATCACCTGCTGCTGGAACGTGTGCAGCTGCTCATCGTCAAAGTCAAACTGGTGGCCGCAATAGGGGCAGGTGACGATATTCCCGCCGTTCAGGGCCTTCAACATCAATATCAAGTCCATATCGAATTTCCTGCTTAACCGGTCGGTGAGATTGCACTTGGTCAAGGCCTGTCGCATGTACTCAACGGCATGGCGCACCTGCTCGTTGGTGGCCGTCTTGATGTCCACAAGGAACGTCGAAGGATTGGCGCCCCAGCCCATGAGGGTGGAGTACTCGTAGAGACGCCACTCAAGCACCTTGGCGCGGTTCTCCTCGTCACGCTTGATGGCAGTCACGCCGATGGAGTGCTCCATCTCGTGGCCGCACTCGGCATTCAGCTTGTACAGCTCCAGCACGTCGTGACCCAGCGCGGTGTTCTTGGCGATCCTGCCAGTCATCACCAGGTGGGTGTCGGTCTCGTAACCCTCGACGGGCACACCGATCTGCTTGTGCACGTCGTGATCGAGGAACCACTTCAGACGCTTGAAGCCCTCCTTCAGTGTCTTCTTGAACGAGCCGGGCATGGAAATGTCGCCCTGGCTGTCCATGATGTTGAATCCGTTGACCGCAACAGTTACCAATCCTTCCTGCTCGTCAACATCCTTGGTCTGCACGCCGTACCAGTTACCCTTGTACAGCACTTCCCTGTTCTGGTTGTTGTTCTTTCCCATCTTCCTGTTGTTGATTATTGTTAGTAATTGATGAATTGAAAATCTTCTCCACTGTGGCCAGTTCCTCATCGGTCATCTGCCACTTCAGCTTGCTCGCCAGCGGCAGCTCAGACTCCTCAATCATGGCCTCGCCGATTTGGCCTCGCCAGTCGTTAAGGGTGATGAGGCCCTTGTTGAACTGCTCCAGGCAACGCTCATTGACAAGTTTCTTGACCTCCTCGGCCTCCTTCAGCCCTTCCTGCAGGCAGTCAACGCCGGAGAAGTCGCAGTCAAGGTAGTACTTGCTTCCGCCCTCCTCCATACGCAGGAAGGTTGTGAAGTCCTTGCAGAAACGCTTGGCCAACGGGATGACGACTGATGAATACACAGCCTTCTCCGCTGTCGCCTGGTTGCTGAACGTAGCCTGGTCCTTGCGGGGAACAAGCACGCTCGGGATGCCGTAGGCACCCGCTATGGTGATGGCATCGGCAAGCGTCTCGTCAAACGGTTGCAGCTCGCTGATGCTGAGGTTCGTCCTGACAAATGACATGGGGATGTTCGAGACACCGAACGGGAACTGGCCCTCACCGAAGCCGTAGGTCTCGGTCAGTTCCTTGACGAACTCCTTCTTCTCGGTTTTGGTCATCGCCACAGTGCCCGCCTTGTCCTGCTGCTGCTGGACGATGAAGCCAACACCACCGCGCTTGACGTAGATGATGTTTCGTGCGGAGTACACCGCAATGAGGTTACCGATGGGCTTCTTCAGCGGGGCGAGACGGCTCATGGCCTTCAGGAAGCCGACGCGGCCGCCGTAGCTGGGCAGGCCGTCGCGGTCATGCCACACCTGGTATGACGGTATCAGCTCTGAGGCTTTGTCACCGAACGCCAGCCGGTAACCCGACACGATGTCGTCAATGCCGCCAGGCGTGACACCGAACAACGGCAGGTTGTAGTGCCGCAAAGGTTCCACCTGCACCTTGCTGCTCGGCAGGTTCCAGTAGGTGTCGCAGTACTTCCACTTCAAGGATTCCGCATCCAGGTGGTCGCCCATAGCGGCACGCACGAATGCGTTGCCGGTGCAGAGCTTGTACACGAAGTGGTTGTAGATGAACTCGTACCAGCCCATCAGGCAGTTCGGGTTGCTCAGTATGCCGTTCACGGGATGTGACAGGCGCCACACCACGCTGTCGTCACTCGAACGCCTCACGACGAAACTCGCCCCTGCGACGCGGCTGGCGATGAAGTCTATCGGCCAGAACACCTCGGGGACTGTGGCGAACAGCGTCAGGAAATTATCACCCGCGTACTTCGGATGGAGGATACCTTCCAGCATCTCGGTGGTCAGCGTGGTGAACCTTGCCGCCGTCGGCGCGTTGGTGACAACGGGAACGTCGGGCGCAGGCTGGCTGCCCGCGACCTTCTTCCTCATCGGGAATATGTCTTGAAAGAATCCCATGTCAGTCGTTTTGTGCAAATGTAAATTTTTCGCTTTTCGGTTACTCCAATTTCTTGAAATCTCAAAAAGAGACAAGAGACCGAAAAAGTCCCTAAAAAGCTATGAAACACTATATTAAGCCGAATTGACCCGAAAAGCCTATTTTTTTATGACATACGAAACGAAGCCGCTGAGCAGCACGCTGGCCTCGATGTCACGGCCCTTGTCGGCATTGTAGTCCAGCAGGTGGGTGACGAACTCAGAATAGTCACCGCTCTCGTTGACGGCCGTCTCGTTGAACAGCACATTCGAGCGGACGAAGTCACTTGTCGCCGCTATGCGCCTGGCCGGGTCGCGCTCCTCATCACACACCCTCACGGGCATGCCTGCCGTCGCCCTCAGCCTGCGGACGAACTGGTAATAGGCCTCACCGCACTCGACGATGCACATGTCACCGCCGCGGCTCTCGACGGCACCGGCTATCTCGTCCGTCGAGGTGTTCTCACGGTACACCACATCCACCACACGCCAGTGATCGCCGACCAGCGCACCCTCAAGCAGGCAGAAACGCCCATTGATGTTCGGCAGCACATACAGCACACGGCTGGAGACCACAGCACTGTCTGCCGTCGCGGGATTGTAGAATCTGATGGCGCCGTCACGGGCGAACAGGTTGCGCTTGCGGCGGTTGCTGAACAGGACGTATTCCTCACGCAACAGGTCATGCACAACATACCTGAACGTGTCAGACAGGTGGCCGTGCTCCTCATAGGTCTGGTTGGTGGTCTTGTTCTTGACCTTGGTCTTGAGGATCGCCCCGTTGGCATCCTTCTGCACGCTCAGGTAGTCCTCTATCGACACGGGACACTCCTTGCCGATGGTGATGTCTATGCCTGGCACATGGCCCTCGAAGATGGCATTGATGAACTCACCGGTCATGGCCACGCTCGGGTTCTTGTTGCCAACGCAATCCACCACATCGACACCCTCACCCTCCAAGGTGAAGATGAACAGGTCGAGGAACGACCGCTTCTCGTCGTCGATGGTGTTCGCCGCCCTGGTGCTGGCATCACCATGGAGATAGACTTTGCCTGAGTAGCCCATCGAGCGCAGACACATGGCTGTGGCCTTGGCGGCACGCTTGACGGTGTTGTCGGGACTCTCGGCGCACAGCTCACCGAACTGCACGATGCGCTGGCCATCCTCGGTGATGTACTGCCAGAACGAGACGGAGATGTAGGGCAATACGTTGTTGTCCACGCCGACGTGTATCGGGTAGTCGGTGTCGTATGCCGTCGGTGCGGTGTGCCTGCCGGTGTTGAACGAGCCGAAGAACTCGCTGCCCGTGCGGATGACGCCCCACTCGCCGAGGGCATAGATGCGGTAGTAGTCGGGGTCGCGCTGCCTGTCCTTCTCGAAGTCGGCCACACACTGCTCATCGTAGTAGCCATACGTCCCATCAGGGGAACCGACTACCCAAAAGTTGTTCATGTAGGTGGACTGGATGATGACGGTGTCGGGCGCATGGTCCTCCATGGCTCCCGTGCTCGGGTTGATGTAGGTCTTCGGCTCGTTCATCCGCAGGGACTTCACCTCGGTGAGCCTGGCAGGGATGCGGCGGCCGTCGATGGTGACACGCATGGAGACGTCGTGCCACTTCTCGCTGTCAAACCATGACTTCTTTATCCAGTGCGTCTCACGGATGGGGTTGAAGGTCGCGCTGATCTGCTGGCCTTCCTTACCGCGCAGACGCTTGCGTATCTGCTTGAAGTCGCTCTCCTCGAACTCGCTGAACTCCTCCAGGTGCACCCGCTTGTAGTTGGAGATACCCTTGATTTTCTCGGGGTCGTCCAGGCCGCTGAAGTCTATCCTCGCGCCGTTGTAGCTGCAGCGGATGGAGTTGCGGGTAAACTTGAACCACTCGTCCATGTGCAGCTGCTTGCACGCCACACGGAAGTCCTCATAGATGGACTTCTCGATTGATGCGCCGACCTTGCGGAAGACGAGGGTGTTCTCTCCGTCGAACATCGTCATCATCAGGATCACCTGGGCGGCGCTGTACGACTTGGCGGACGATGAGCCGCCATAGAGGATGATGAAACGCACGGACGGCTCACGCATGAAGCGCATGAGCTGCCACCCGTTCGGATTGAACATCCGGTAATCGTAGCGAAAAACCACCTCTTTTGACATTTTGCTCTATCTCCCTTATTTGACACTTGCCACACTTTTGCCGGGTTTTGTTGGCATTTTGCCAAAACTTCCCTTGTGTGACATTTTGCTATTGCTCGGGCTCGTCATCCTCGGGCAGTCCCGAGAAGTCCATGACGTGCTTGCCCTCGATGGCCATGTTGCCGCCCATCTCGACTTTCTTCGGTGCCTCCCAGCCGTTCATCGAGGCAAGCAGCTTGGCTGCCTCGGTCTTGCCGTTGAACTCGTAGGACACCTCGCCCTTGCTGTTCTTGATCTTCTTGAGGGCCTTGCGCATGTGCACGGGCATCTGGTTGGGTGCCTTGAGCCTCGGCCTGCCCGTCACCTCGTCGATGTAGTACATGTCGGTGGGGTCAACCTCCACGATGCCCATGAGGACTTTCTCGACCTTTGCTCGGTCAACCCTGGTAGCCTCGGCATACTCCTCCTGCAGCTCGGCTATCCTTGTGGCAACCTTGTGGTTGCTGAGCAACTTGCTTGCGCACTCCCAGACGGTGCTCTGCTTCATGTTGGCGCAGTTGTAGGCAAGGCGGTAGGCCTCGCTTGCGTTGCCTATCTCGACGTAGTTGCGGCAGAACTTCTCCTGCTTGGGCGTTAAAGGTCTTGTGTTGTCTTTTTGCTGTGCCATGATGTTGCGTATAATTTAGGCGTTGATCTGCGTATAAAAAGCGACGGAAAATGAGAAAAAGTCTCAATAAAGTGAACGAAACGCTAATAAATTGCCTGATTTGGCACTTTTGTTTCCTTTCTCCCGATTTTTATTTCCCGTTTCAGACGGTTTCCCCCGAAAAAAGGGATACCGAGGACGGTTTTCCCAACCCCGGCTCCCCGAGTTCTCGACAGGGGGACTACACGGCGACAATCTCGCCGAGATACGAACAGTCCCTCTTGCCCAAGACGGCATCCAGCCCTTCCTCCACTGTTTTGTACCGCAAAGATAGCAAAACAATCTTATCGTCGATGCGTTGGACTGAATTGTCGCGGGCGACGGCTCCTCCGCGGAAGACGAGCCTGACACCGTTGCGGGCGCTCACCTCGCGGGCGAATTCCGTCACGCTCATCGCGTTCGGGTTGGCCAGGTTGAACACCTTGCTGCCGAGTTTGAG